CTTCCTCGACAAGCGTGAGATGATGATGTTGTTGGGCCAGAAGGTTACTAACACCGCTAACGTATCTGTAGAAGGTTCTGAAGGTTACTTCGCCGCTATCGAGAATCGTGGTTTGGTTACCAATGGTTACATCACTGAGTTGTCTGACCTTGACCTCATCATCAAGGAGCTTGACAAGCAGGGTGCTTCTCCCGAGTACGCTCTGTACGTTGACCGCACGCAAGACCTATTGATTGACGACTTAGTCGCCAAGGGTGTAGGTAACTCATTGACTGCTGGTGTTGCTACGCAATTCGGAGCATTCAATAACAGTGCTGATATGGCTATCAAGCTTGGCTTCAAATCATTCGGCCGTGGTGGTTACACCTTCCACAAGCACGATTGGAAGCTTCTGAACGACCCCACTTTGTTGGCTGAAGCTAACTTCGCTGGTGTTGCTATTCCTATGGCGACTGTAGTTGACCCCAAGTCGGGCGACCGCAATCCTTCATTGGAAATCAACTACAAGGCAACTAACGGTGTTAGCCGTGAGATGCACCACTGGTTGACTGGCTCATTTATGGGAGCTTCGAACGACACCAAAGACTTGGTTCAGTTCAACTACCTGTCTGAAATCGCTCTTGTAACTCGCGGCGCTAACCGCCACGTGCTTCTCAAGAAGGCCTAATCAATAGGTTAAGGGACGGGGGGTCTTCGGGCCCCCCTAGCCCTTTCTTTTTAATGCTTTAATTCTATTCAATATGGCACGTCCAGCAATTCGCCGAGAGGAAGCTATCCTCGAAGCACCAGAAAACATCACCGCAGTACCTGCACCCGCTGCAACCTCATACCGTCCTAAGCGTCAGTTAGAGAAACAAAATGAGGGCAGAAAACAAAAGGTCTACTCCGTTGTAACTGGAGGAGGCATCTGGTTCAAGCTGAACCAAAACAACATCACAATCTACGACTCAGAGAAGGACACAGTTCGTGCTATCCGCTACTGCCCGAATGAGCCGTCTATCTATGTGGATGCACAATCAATCAACGCAATGCGTGACCACATTGTCTTCCGTGATGGATATTTAGCAGTTCCAGCAAACAAGCCTAATCTTCAGGATTACTTGGATGCACACCCAGACAATAAGTCAAACGGAGGCAACGTATTCTTTGCGGTTGACACCAGCAAGAAGGCAGAAGATGACCTCGACAAGGAGTTCTTGCTTCACGATGCTATCTCACTAGTTAGAGATAAGAGCATTGATGAACTGCTTCCTGTTGCTATATACTTAGGTATTAACATCGAGCAGCGCAATCAGGAGATTCGCCGTGAGCTTCTAACTGAGGCCAAGGTTAACCCCAAAGCGTTCATTGAGATGTTTGACAATCCGATGGTTAAGATTCGCTCAGCTATTCGCCAAGCTATCGACTTCCAAATCCTTCGTGAGCGTCCAGACGGAATCTACTGGTTTGACACCAACCGTCTTATCATTACTGCACCTGCTGGTCAGGAGCCGACTGACGTGCTCACCCGCTACTGTATGACAGAGAAGGGCGCACCGATTTACGATGAAGTCTTAAACAGACTCGAGCGCTTGGGCTAATGTCTTAACTGCTTGATAGTATGGGGGCTACGAGAGTGGCCCCTTTTTTATTGGTATATTTGCACATAAACATCGTATAATGGCTAGCGTCTACACAGTATATTCTACTTTGAAGGATTTGGCGAACAAAGACGAGCGAGGGTTCGTCACTCCGTCAACCTTCAATGCGTTCGCCGCGTTGGCTCAGCAGAACGTGTTCAACAGTCTATTCTCTAAGAATTCGCTGTCAGCAACTGCTAAAAGCAGAGGCATCGACGGGCATCGCGACCTTGCACTAAGCAAGCAGTTGAGGGAGGACTTATCGTTCTTCTCTAAGGAAGCAACAATTAGTCAAGCTGACGGAGTGTTCGATAAGCCAGCTGATTTGGCTCGTATCATCTCTCTGAAGACGTTTGGTACGTTCATCTTAGGTCAGACGACCTCAACGCCAATTGACCTCATCTATGACGAGCTAAAGGCTGAATATATCTTCAGAAGCACTCTGTCTAGACCTACTGAGAATAATCCAGTGGCTGTAGTGTCTGAGGATATCACGGTATATCCTACCAGCATCAAGAAGGTTAAGCTTAAGTACTACAAGCAACCGGAGGGACTTAGTCCGATTAGTGGAGCAAGGACTGCACTCACCCCTAGATTTGGCTACACTGTCGTGGACAACAAAGAGGTGTTCAGTGCATCTACTAGTGTTGACTTCGAGCTTCCGGAGCACTACACTCCGCAGTTAGTAATGGAACTAGCCAAGATGATTGGAATCAACATTAAGGACACCGATATGTTTACTTACGCATCATCTGAACAAGCTAAGCAGTAATGGCTAGGAATCTAATCACCATCGACGAAGTAGTTAATGACTTCATCTTAACTGTAGGACAGGACGATTTCGCCTCTGATGCTACCGATACCCTCGTGCGTAACCTAGCTCTGCGTGGTTTGCGTGAATTTGGGTTTGATATGCTTAAAATCGTTAAGAGTATCAAGCTGCCAGTAAACTCTGCGCTCCGAACTGTTAACCTCCCAGATGATTACGTTGACATCGTTAAGATTGGATACGTCGGAAGCGATGGCCTAGTGTACATCTTCGGTCACAATAAGAACATCAACTACTCGCAGGTCTACGTAAATGATGCGAATGGCAACCCCATTGACACTGACGGAGACGGTGTGTACGATAGGGTAGATGACAAGGGTACCATTGAACTGACTCAATCAGTTAAGGGGTACGACCAATACATCTTTAGAAACTTCCTGTACGATAACTCATACGGGGCCGTTTACGGACTTGGTGGTGGACACTATAATGGCGAGTACAGAGTTAACAACGAACAGAACAGAATCGAGTTGTCAGTCGGTGATAACATCGACTTCGTTGTAATCGAGTACGTAGCTGACGAAGCTAGAAGCTCGAATCCATCAGTACACATCTATGCAGAGCCTGCCCTGCGCTCATACATCTACTATCGGTTGGTGGAGCGCAAAAACACCGTGCCACTCGGAGAGAAAGCACGTGCAAGACAAGAATACTACAACGAAAGAAGACTAGCCAACGCTAGACTTAAGAGCTTCAACAAAGACGAGGCACTTAAGACCATTCGTAAGAATTTCAAGCAGTCACCTAAATACTAAGGCCGATGCCAATAGATAAGCTAACCCCTCGTTACCTAAACAAGGACGACGACTTCTTGGTTGTGAAGTCAGTCGAGATGATTGATGCAATCAACGTACACGTTGGCGACAACGACGAGGGCAATGCTGACGTTCTCAAGAACAGTCGTGGCAATTCTCAGATTCCATTCGCTAGCGGTTCAGAGTTACCAATCTCTGGTACTCACCTCGTGGTAGGTTCTGGCCTCAACGTAGAGAAGAGTGAGATTCTATTCGCTGTTTACAATTCAGCCGGAAGCCACAGCATCTATCACTACTCTACTCAGTCCAACCAGCTCAAGCTTGTTTACCGTGATTCAGTACTCGGTTTCACTGCCTCTAGCTTCGTTAAGTTCGACTTCATCGTAAAGGAGAATGGAGACACACTAGCTTACTTCACTGACGGAGTAACAGACCCTAAGAAGATAAATGTAACTAAGGCACTGCTCGGTACTGGATACCCATACAAGTTATCTGGAGGATACAACTACACGGATGACGAGAAGCTTGTCTGCATCACGACCGCTAAGCAGCCCCCATTAGACTCTCCGACGTTATCGTTCACCAACGTAGCTAACCAAGACAACTTCGTCTATGACGAGTACTTCCAGTTCGCTTACCAATATGTCTACGAAGACGGTGAAGTATCTGCCCTGTCTCCTTACAGCGAGATTGGAGTGAACGTATATCAGTTGCTGGATGGCTACATCACTGAATCGGCTAAGGATTTGTTCAACGCAATCAACGTAACAGTTAAGCATAGCCGTGCGGATGTATCTAAGATTAGACTGCTTGCAAAGTCAGCTGACACTCTTGGGTTCTTTGTTGCAGATGAAATCGCAAACAACAGAGCTTCAACTACGTCAGTAATTACGTTCACCAACAGTAAACTTCGCTCATACATCTCATCGATTGAGCAGAACAAGATGTACGACAACGTACCTCAGAAGGCGAACGCACAGGCTATCTCCGGTAACAGATTGATGTTCGGTGGATATACTGAGTTCTACAACGGAGTATCTACTAATGTCTCGATTACTGAGATTAACAATCCAGAAGGTCAGAGTAAGTACATCAGTGTAAACCCCACGACCGGGTCTATAAAGTACTACAACCCGTCCGGAAGTGTAATAACCTCTAAGTTCAACCTAGTCGCTGGAGACACTATCGATAGCACTTCGTTCGACAGCCAAGTAATTCTAGACTTTCAGGTGTATGCGAATGTGTCGATACTTCCCGGAAGCTCTGGCGCCATCGACTTTACTGCCACTGAGGCAACTACTGACCTAACTCTTGGTGAGATTGCACTGAATATCTCCAAGCAGTTCACGCTGCCTGCGTACGATAGCCTTACCAGCGGTAGCCCAGACGTTTACGCAAGATTCATCAGCAACATCTCGGGTAACTATGTTATCCCAATCACCGAAGCTCAGGCTACACTTCAACCTTCTGGGTGGACTCACAACTTCAAAGGAACTGCCACTGTAAACATCTCCCTCGATGCAGTAAACTACGGCTCAACTCAGATTTCGTTCTTGGTTAAGATTGTGGCTGTATCACTCGAGAGTACTAGCGGATTCGACTCATCTACTGGGGCCCCTATGGACTCTTCAGAGTTTCTGTCTATCACTCTGAATCCTACTCTATTAGCCAACTCATACTCAACTCAGTTCATAGGTTTTAGAACGTACAAGAACTACAACTCTAGACAGAACTATACTGCATCTAATCGTTCATTTAAGTCTGGTCAGACTCACAAGTTCGGTGTGGTTTACTATGACAAGTTCAACAGAAGTGGAGCAGTTAACGAGATAGGTGCAAAGGACGTATCGTGGTACTCAGAGAGAAACACCGACGGAAGAGGTCCTACTTCGTTTCAGTTCAGAGTAAAGCATAACGCTCCATCGTGGGCCTCTAAGTGGCAACTTGTATACTCTCCGTTTACTTCGTACAACTACTCACTTCAGTACACCGTAGGTGAGGCGTTTGCCAACGATAAAGATGACACTATATACGTGTCTATGAGTACCCTTGAGGGTAAGACTTACTCATACATTGACGCTAAGAATGCTAAGGTTGAGTATGTGTTCGCCGAGGGGGATAAAGTTCGTCTAGTCAAATACGAGAACGGAACTCTACCCAACGGAGACCCAGTGTATATCGATTATACTTTTGATGTGCTTGGATATGAGTACTTCGATGCAACTGATTCTCCAGTGTCTTCATCAATTACTCCAGCCGACAGAAGAATCGGATGGTTCCTGAAGCTTAGAGAGAACCCTGACGCATCTGGATTTACTAAGACAGAGGTAATCGCTGACACCGACCTTTGGAATAAGAACACTGAGATTGAAATCTACAGACCAATCAAGCAGACTGATGTAAACATCTACAGAGAGATTTCTGAGGTTTATGATGTGGTTAATGCTTCCGGAACATACAGACACAAGGGAGAGAGAGACTACTCTTACACGTGGACCTCTGGACCTTCTAACATTTCTGTATCCAACGGATTTGCCACAACCAATCTTGACATCAAGGCTGGTGATGCACTAGTTATTAGCACAACAATTCTAGGTATACCAACCTCATACGAGGTTAGAGTGTCTACCGTTAAGCGTTCTGGTACTAGTACTATATTCTCAGTTACGGACGCTAACAGGGTAGGGCTTATTGGCGTTGAGGTTCCACCTAACGGAAGCTATTCGCTCGCCAACATTACGAATCTATCTGACGCTGTAATTGAGACGTTTAACGGTGATGCATACTACCGATTGCGTAAGATGAATGTAGTAACCAACTACTCATCTACTCCTCTGATTACAACCGTTTTCGAGGATACGTTCGTGGAGGATAACTCAATCACGGATTACGCTGACTCTAAGTTCACCAGTGTAGGTCGACCGAATGCACCTGCCCCAACTGCTGGACAGGTATATAGGAAGGCAACTATTACGTACTCAGAACCTTACGTTCTTGACTCGCAGGTGTTGTCACTATCATCATTCAATCTTAGTCAGGCAAACTTTGTTGACTTCTCACCAGTATACGGGGCTATTCAGTACATCGTAGATGGAGGAGACTCAATTACTATTCTTCAGGAACGTAAGTGTTCAGTTGCACCAATCAACAGAAACCTCATCGAGTACATCAGTGGAGGTGCAGGAGTTACCGTATCAACCAACTTCATCGGAAGCCAAAGCTTCTACGCTGGAGATTATGGAGTTGGGAAGCACCCAGAGTCTGTAGTAAACAACTTTGGTAGAGTTTACTTCGCCGATGCTAACACTGGTAAAGTGATTAGACTCGGTCCCGACGGAATCACTCCGATTAGCGAAGAGGGTGTTGACACATACATTCAGGGTAAATTTGGAAGTGCTGTTAAGCTCGGTGATTCAAACTTTAAGTTTGTTGCTGTATTTGACCCAGAGCGTTCCGAATACATCCTATCATTCCAGAAAAGACTTGGTGGTGGTTCATACACCGATGAAACAATCGCATTCGATACTAAGTCCGGAGTATGGAGAACTAGATACTCATTCACGCCTGAGTCTGGAGTTTACGTTGACAACGTAATGATTACCTTCAAGAATGGAGCGGCTTGGGAGCACACTGATGCGTCAACTAGAAACACGTTCTACGGAGTATTCACTGCCAGTATGTTGAAGGTTGTATCAGCACAGAACAACTCTATGGTTAAGACTTTCGAAGCAGTTAGTGTAGAGGGCAATCAGCCTTGGTCGTTCTCTGTTGAGACAAGAGACCAATCAACTGTTACTATATCTAGTATGGACAAGCGTGAGGGTATGTACTATTCATCTATCCCAACTGCTACATCATCTACTTCGAACATAGTCCCTCTCGGGGTTGTAACGGCAGTTAATGCAATCACTGGTGGATTCACGTTCACTATGCAGAATAACATCGCCAATCTACCGTTCCCTCTGAATGGAGCTGTCAAAGTTGTTTCTGGTGGAGTTTTTGCAAACACTGACTTAACTATATCACAAGTAACATCTAGAAACACGATGACTGTTTTAGGTACTAGTACTGTGTCGGTGGGTCAAATAATTGCCGTAACGTCCAACTCCGCTGTTGATGGAGATAAGATGCGTGGCCCTTACGCGGTGTTCACATTCACAAATGGACTGTCTTCGGCAGTCGAAACTTACGCATTCAACGCGGTATTCAACCGCTCGATGCTTCACAACGAATTAGTTAACTAATAGGTATCTTTGTATTATGAAGTCCAAGAAGTCAAATAAGAAGATTTACGCAGTCGGTGGAGCCGCCATCGCTGGGGCAGCCCTTCAGGGTGCTGCTGGTATTGGCCAAATGATTTACGGTATTGCCGCAAACAAAAAGGCCAATAAAGAGCTAGAGCGAGTTAAAGCGTCGGCACCATCACTCGACACTCCATCTGAATACTTTAAGGCTTACAAAGAGTCTTACGACCAAAACATTATGAACCGTCAGATGGAGAACGTGAATCGTGCTCTAGCTGGTGGAACTCAAGCTCTTGGCGCGGCAGGTGGGCGTGCACTGCTTGGCGGTCTCGGAGCCCTTACTGAGGGTGCGGCTCAACAGCAGCAGAGTATGGCTGATATGCAACAGCAGCGTCAAACCGCAGCGCTATCTCAGCTTGCTGGCGCTCAGGAAGCAACTATGGGTCGCAAAGAGGGAAGATACCAGCAGGAGCTTGGCTTCGCTCAAGCTGCTAAGGAGGCGGCTGTGCAAAACATCGCTGGAGGCATTAGTGCGCTAGGTAGTGCTGGTATGTCATTAGCTGGTGCTAAATTAGGTGGTGACAAAACCACTCCAACCCCTTCAACCCCTATCAATGCTAAAGGCGGAAAGATTGAGAAGACCCCGGGTAAGTTCTCTCACAAAGAGAATCCTATCGATATTATGAAGGACGGAGCCAAGATTGGCGAGATGACTGGTGGAGAATACATCTTCAACCCTACTCAGATGTCTAACATCAAGAAGTTTACAAGCGCAGGAGATAAAGAGAAACTTCACGCATACGTGAAGAGTTTAATTAAGAAGTTCGAGAAGTAATGGCTCTAAGCACTACAGTATTCAAAGTACCCGAATGGGCGGCTCAAGGAGCCGCAATGGAAGCCCAAGCTGCCGAGAAGCGTAAGCAGGAGGCAGAGAAGCGGCAGAAGTTGACGGAGGCTATGGGTATTGACAAACAGTTCGTCGAGAACCAATACAAGCTTGCTGGTAAGTACAAGGATGCTACACAAGCATCGTACAACGCTTGGAAGGAGTCTGCCATTGAATTTGAGACGAGTGGCTCTCAGGAAGCTAAGGCCAAGATGGAGGCAACCAGAGCTCAGTTTAATCAAGCCTTAGGAATAGGTCTTAGTGTGTCAGCAACTGCCACAGATGAGATTAACAGAATGAACGCATCTAAGGGTGTGGGATACTTAGATACACCAGATATTGCTAAGCAGAAGTATTCTGAATTTACTAGCGGACGTATGGAGACTAAGATTGAGAACGGTATCGTTATGGTTAAGGAGCCAGACGGGGCTATGGTTCCATTGTCTCAATCAGTTTATTTTAAGCAAGAGCAGAACCCATACAACTCGTTCTCCCTAGACAAAGTTGACCCGAACATCAAGTTTGTCGACCCAGTAGCAGTAGCACAGCAAGACGCCAAGAATATCTACACGTTAGCTGGTGTCCGTATTGATGGTGCCAATGGCACTACATATAACGAGAATGTTGCCGTAGAGAAGGGCGTAGCACAACTCAAAATGCGCTATGAGTCCGACCCAGAAATCAAGCGTATGATTGCTACTCGTTGGTATGCACAAACTAACAACCTTGACAAGAATAGATTGGGATTCGCTGATGCTGCCGAAATCGAGCGCAGAATGAAAGAAGAGCCCGCATTTATGGAGGCCGCACTTCAGGATTTTGAGAAAACATACTCAGAGGCCATTAAGTCTCAGCGTCCATCTGCTCAGGTCACTGGAGGCGGCGGCGGCGGTGGCGGAAAATCCAAGCCTACAAAAGCAGAGCTCGAGGTTGCTGGGGTAATTAGAACGTCAAAGATTGAGACAGTTACCGACAAGATAACTGGCAAGCAGAGAAAGGCTGCGACCTTCGCTTTATCTAATAATCCTATAAAAATAACAGGAGAAGACGATTTGTATTTAACTGATTTATCTATTGCGCCCAATGGAACAATAGTTAGTTACAAAATCATAAAAGCGACTGGACCATTAGATATGGCCGAAACAAAGAAGGAGTCATATACTGGAACGATAAATGGTGAGCAAAGGCGTGGGATTGAGTCTGAGTTGATATCTAGAGGTATGTATGACAATATGAGGTCTATTGCTTCTAACATTGCAGTTCCAAACTCGTCTGGCCTGAAGGGCGACCTCGGCGTGGAATAGTTTAGTATATTTGCATATCGCAGATATACAATGCTATGAACGAAGAACTTAAGGCAATTCTTGAGAAGGCCTACGCCAGTGGGAAGTCAATTGACGAGGTCTCTGCCGCAATGAAAAAGAATGGTTACGCCGACGACGATATTGCGTTAGCGGCTAACTTCTACGGCAGTAAAAAAAAAAGACCTTCCGGTTCGGAATCACAATCCACGCAGGCTCAAGGGCCTTCTTCTTCGGATTCTCAGAAAACTAATCAACTTGGTCAGCAAGTAACTTGGGGCCCTACTGGATTCCGTCAGGCTCAAGGTGTTGGTTTTCAGGGAGCTCAAGACCCAAAGGAGGAAACTAAAAACGTAAGACGAGACTGGCTTACAACTCAAAGAGCAGAAGCTGGTACTGAATTGGCAATGAAGTTGTCATCAGTCAAAACAGCTGAAGACTTTGAAAAGATACGTCCAGAGCTTGAAAAAACATACGTAGCATATAAGGAGTTGGATGAGGATAATCTCGCTCCCACGTCTCTATTCAATGAAAACGGTTCAATAAACCCAGCTGCTGTGTCTTCTATAGATGCAGATATGAAGTCTCAAATCGAACTGTTTGCTAAAGAGCAGAAGAAAATCGCTGAAGAAAGTAGTTTCCTAAGTAGAGGATTCAACTCTCTTATTTCGGGAGTTACTGGATTTGTAGATATGGCAGCTAGAGTTCCATACTACTTAGTCGGCGCTGATGCAGATAAGTTCTTGGAAGGAAACATTTTTCAGAGAGCAAGTACAGATGCAGCTAAACTTGTATCGATACAAACGTATGCATCTAGATTTAATCTTGGATACACAGATGAACAGATAGAGAAGGGCTCATTAGGTATGGCTCTTGAGGGGGACCTCACTCTGCTTGGTATGGATATGCTTGACCAGAGTATGAATCTAGCTGCTGGAGTTATAGCTGGCCCCGCCGCACTTGGTGTTATTTCTTCAGGTAGCGCGTTTAACGAGGTAGTAAATGACGACAGGTATAATGACATAGAGAAGGTAATATACGCTACAGGAGTAGGTCTTGCTGAGTATGCAACTGAGAAACTGTTTGCATCTGATATTAAAGCAGTTCGTGCAATCTTTGGCACAGCTGAAGACGTGGCTAAAATGCCAAAGAAAGAGTTTGGTGATATGCTGTTCGGTAAATTACCACAGATAGCTAGACAGCCTTTAGAGGAGGGACTTGAAGAAGGTATTGTTGGTGTAACTCAAGAAGTATTACAGAAAGTACTTGCTGGAGACAAGGTTGACTATATGAATATTGCTGAGTCTGTATTCGTTGGTGCGGCTATGGGTGGTGGAGTCGGCGGTCTTCAATATGTAGCAACCAAAGGTCCATCTGCAATGCTTCGTACCCCAATATTTGGCGACAGAGTTGAGGTTCGTAATAAGATTCAAGAAATCCAAAATATCAAAAATGACCCTAGTGTATCTGTAGAAGAAAAGAAGTTGCTAGAGCCGAGGCTGGAAGAGTTTAGGAAAAAAGAAAAGAAAATGCAGCAGGATGCAGAGGCATTCTATTCTAACTACTCGGCAGAGGACCTTACGAAAACAATAAAACTTGACCAGACCATCTCTAATGGGATGAAGAACTACAGTAAGCTCACTAGCTCTGAGGCTAAGGCTCAGTTAGTTTCGGACATTAAGAATGCTCTAGCAGAGAAAGCCAAAATCGAACAGAAGTATGATAGCCAAGCGCAACAACAAGTATCAAGTCCTATCCAAGCAGGGCAAGCCACTCAGCAAGCCCAACCTATCGAAGGAGCAGGCGCTCAAACGACTCAGGCAGGTGGAGTTCTTCAAACACCTCAAGAAGTAACGCAAGCAGTTGAGCAGGAGTTAGGTCCTAAGGTTCGTAGCCTCAAGATTAACCAATCAACTGCTGGCAATGCTATTGACTGGCTGTCTAACTACGTAAACGAAAAGGCAGACGACTTCTTCGCATTATCTGGTACAACCAAGCAGGACGTTCTGTCTGGCGTTCAGTCTATCCAGAACGTGATTGATTCACTGTCCAAGTCTGGTAGAGATGTACGTGTAGTATCCCATACTAACGCTGAGTCATTTAAGAAGGCATCTGGAGACAACGTGCTTGCTAGAGGTATGCACGTCAAAGAAGAAGGTGGCATTAGCGAGATTCACTTGTTCGTACCAGCCATCGCTTCAAACACTGTTTACCACGAAGCAGTCCACGAAGTAGCACCAGATATACTCGGAGTAGAAGGGACCAAGAAGTTAGCTAAGACGCTTCGTAGTGCTATACTCAAAGACAAGGCGCTTACCCAGTATATGGGTAACTTCATTGAGAAGTATCAAGCTATGGGTGCTTCTGAGGCAGAACTAGACGATGAGTTTGTTACTGAGCTGTCATCACTCATTGCGTCAAATCAGATTGACATTGAGGTTAAGCGCTCGCTCGCCACTAAGTTCCTTGAGATAATCAATAAGTTTCTCGGCACTAAGTTCAATGTAGCCCCCACTAGCGCCCAACTGATTGATGCTATGCGTTCAATCTCTAACTCGCTTGGCGGTGGTGTAGCAGTTAACGTGGAAGACCTAGAGCTCGGCTCTGTAATAGCACGAGGCGTATACGATGGAGGACCCACAAATAAGAAGCAGCAGTTCACGCCTGTAGATATCTCGTTCAATGATGAAATGCCTAAGAACGTAGAGGTTGTCGATGTTAAAGACAAACTATCTATGGACTCTGTCCTTGAGCGTTCAGGCGGTGCATTCGTAATCATCAACTCAGACGGAACAGCCATCCGTCACGCGGCTGACGGTCAAGATGTTTACGGAGGTTTTGGATACTCATTTATCAAGCAGAACATTGACGATAAAATTGGCTTCGCTGCATCGGCGGATAACAAGGTTACTGAGCTCGGTGACCTTATCAAGCGTGTAGCCGAAGAGCGAGATGCTTCTAATCCAGAACACGTTGGAAAGCCAGTATCTGTATTCGTTATGATTCAATCTCCGGGTGCTGCCTTTGGTAACGCATACGGGGCTAAGTTCTTTGCTGATGGAATCTCTAAGGCTATTGAGTCTGGAGATATTTCTCAGTCAGAATTCAAGAGCTCGCTTAACGACTTCGTTGAGAAGGAAGTGGCCAAGCTTGAGAAGAACATCGCCAGCAAGGAAGGCAAAAGCGATTACGAGAAAAACAAGGCCATCAGACAAGCTACAATCAAAAAGATTAGAATGCTTTCTGAAGCTGTTCAAAGCAGTGACTTCACGACTAAAGAAGGACACGATGCGCTACAGCGCTTGGTTTCTTCAAACGATAAGATGGACTTCAAGACTCGTCGTGATTTCCTTGAGAATTTCATCCCGGGAGTACAGGCGGTATCTGGTCCGGGCGCAGCTGCTAGAAATGCACTACTTAGAGCTGGATTCAATAATAAGGCGTTCTTTAGCGAGTACTTAGATAAGAATATCGTTGACAACCTTAAGGGTGACGGAGACAGTGGGTACTCATTGAGTGGGTTCTTTGTGAATGACCCGTATATGGGCGCACAAGAATACCTGTCTAAGAGTAAGGATGGTAAATTCGTACACCCGCAGTTCAACAGTAAGTTCCACGGTGAGGACCCATTCTTACTTGATGGTAAATATTACGTAGATAAGATATTTTCAGAGCAACAGTTTGTTTCTGCCTCGGGTAGCCCTACGTCTGTTGCCACATCTGTTGCTGGCTCTATGTATGTGAGTTCTGCTAAGTCTAAAAAGAGTACTAGAACCAAAGAAGAGCAAGCTCAAGCCATTACTGAGGTTAGACGTAAAGCTAAGGTTGCTAACAGCCTTAGGGCGTTCTCAATCAGTGCCGCGCCATATGTTGAGACTAAGATTACAAACGTAGATGAAGCTAAGGCCGCATTTAAGAGTGATGAAGCATACGTGGCCCTAAAGAAAGAGCAGACTAGAATCGTAGATGCTTTCGACCCTAACCTCGCTGAGACAATCAAGCAGTACGATAACATCGGTGGATACAGAAACTTCGAAACAGGTAGAGTTACCGTAGAGACTTCAAGTCGAATTGAAGCTTCTATCTCTATGGATGATGCTGAACTGATTGCGGCACTTAACGGGGCATTGGCTAAAGAGATTCAAAACTCAGCACTCATCTCAAGAGTAGACGAGAAAGGAACTGGTCTTCTCACTGAAATCAACCTTGAGACTAAGGCTCAGAAGTCACTACTCGACAAGATTGACGAGATGGGTCTCAACGCTGGATTCTCGTACACCATCGAGTCAGGAAAGAACAGAATATCATTCGCTTGGAATACTCAAATAGAATCTTGGGGACTTTCTCTTGATGAATACTTGGAAAACATAAGCAAGTTCTTTAACTTCGTAAAAGAAAACAATCTAACTAAAGATGCAGAACTCACAACCCAACAAGCCGACGTCAGATTCATCCAAGAGTCTGACTATGGACGAATTATTGGCGAAGCACGGAATTCGCAACGCTACAAAGGAAAATCTTGGGAAAACCTACATCGACTTCTTTCCGAAGCCGAAGAAAAAATAAGCAACAAAGCCAAGCTTAAGGAGAAATATCAGCTTGTAGACAAGTCTAACCTTAACTCCTTCAATGCGTTTAACGCAATCTATAACTCGCTACAGAACGAGCCAAAGAAGAATATGCGCTTCTTGCTCGAGTACACTGATGTAGTAAAGAATGACTCAGACGCAAGCTCTGGTAGATACTTAAAGTTTAAAGGTGGAGACGCAGACAAGGAGATTGCTAGAACATTTGAGGTTCGATTCGCTGACCACACCAAGAAGAAAGGTAGCGAGGATGCAAAACTGTTTACTGACGATGGATATAAGGTAGATAGAGTCCACAAGATTCACTACTTGAACGCTTGGAGTCCAGAAACATTCAAAAAGGTAGTAGAGACTCTTCGCAACTTCGGATTCACGATTACTCCAGAGGCTATGCAGAAAGGTATGAGCCGCCTGCAAGCTGGAGGCAACGAGTACGATTACCTAAAGAGTGTATCTGATTATACTAATGGAAGACTCGTGCCTCGCATCTCTGAGGATGAGTTTGTTAACCTAATGTCTCAGCTCGGAGTATCTGACTACTCAGCTAGAGAAGTATACAATGACTTCTTGGACGGCAGTATGGGACCCAAGAGAGTTGCTGCCGCAAACATTGACAACATCTACAAGCAGTTCGAGGACAGGGTTTACGAAGAGCCTTGGTACAAGAGCGTATTCAATGTAAGAAAGCTTCGCAATGCACTGTTTGATAGGCAGTCTAACATCAAGCGTGAGCTTCTGAACGCAAGAGTTGACGGAGCCTATGATTTTCTTGTGAACAAGGCTGGAGCAAGTGCTCGTGCAAAGTATTCTGTAAACAAAGCCGATAGAAAGATTTTCGGAGGACTATCTGAGGATGCCGTTAAGGCTCTCAATAAGATTGTATTCCTTCGTCGTGTAATCGAGGTTGACCAGTCGTTTGACGACAGGAGAGCTAGTATTACCGAGCAGTTGGCTCAGGCTAAGGTCGATATGGACTATGCCTCATCTAGAGTGGCATCGCTAGCTAGCAACGTAAACGTAGAGAAGAAGAATAAGCTTAAGGCTGAACTCGAGAAAGCAACTGCTGAATTCGAGAGACTTCAAGGTTTGCTTGCTGAAACGAATCGTCCTCGCCACACTCAGGATAGAAAGAACAATTCATACATCGACAAAGAGGGAGCGATTGCAGAACTTAGCAGACTATCTAGAGAAGTTGCAAACTTCGAGGAGCTTAACAAGCGTGCTGATGCATACTTCGCTGAGTTTAGAAGCATCCTTGACGACGTATACAAGAATGGTCTCATCACTAAAGAGTTGTACGACAAGATTAAAGACTTTGACTACTCTCCACGTGTGTTCCTGAACCACGCATTTGACTTCGGTGATAACGATGTATCAGTACGTGATTACGGATTGAGTGGAGACCAAGTTAAGGCCATCAGAGAAGGTAGTGCTGACGATACGATTATGGACTCTAGATTCTTGCTTGCTGCATACGCTGCCTCAGCATCGTCTAGAATCCTAAAGAACCGAGCAAATAAGGCGTTGTTTAAGGCTGCCCTAGATAACACAAATAGGGAGTGGGTGAAACCGCAAGACCCTAGCGGTGATGCGTCAACTGGTTTTGAGACTGTATATTTCTACGAGAATGGCGCGCAGTCCAAGTTCCAGCTTCGTACTGACCTTAAGCGTGAGTGGGATGGAGCCAACAGACTCTTAGAGTTTGGACCTAAGACAACTAAGGCAATCAGTTACATCACTGGTTCTGCACTGTTGAAGCTATTGGCTACACGTGCCAACCCATTGTTCATTGTGAGGAACTTACCTCGTGACTTCGGACACATCTTGTTCTTCACTGATGTTTACGATAATCAGAATATCTACTTTGGTTCGTACAACCTTATGAGGGATTTCCTTAAGGGAGTTAAGTCGTTTAAGGCTGACGACAAGTACTTCCAAGAATATATGGAGATGGGTGGCGGTATGGACTTCCTATCAACTGATGGCCGTCCGGGTTCACTCCGAGCAGACAAGGGCAAGCTGGATAAGTTCGTAGACAGACTGTCTAGTATAGGTGAGATTTCCGAAGTTGGATTCCGTGTAGCTGTATACAAGAAATTCAGAGACGACGCAGCAGCTGAGTTTGAAAGCAAGTACGGTCAGGAGCCTACTGGTGACGACCTAGAACTAATCAAGGCTAAGGCAGTAAACAAAGCTCGTTCTATCATTGACTTCGCTCAAGGAGGTAACCTTACTAAGGGACTTGAGGTATTCAAGCCATACATCAACTCTGCCTTCCAAGGCTTCAGAGTATCTGCTGACTACATTAGAGCCAACCCAAAAAAGTTTGCTTCTAAGTTCTTGCAGGCTCAGGCTGGTATGATGATACTTGCTATGGTTAATGCTCTCGTAGGTGATGACGATATGGATGAAATTCCAGATGAAGTTAAGCTTCGCTACTTCATTATTATGCTTCCAACCAAGTACACTGACGAGAAGGGCAAAGAGAGAAGGGCATACATAAAGATTGCTAAGCCACAACAGATGGTCCCATTCTTCGCACTGATGGACATTATGAATGGTTATGCTCTTGCATCTATTACGGGTAACGATAAGTATTCTCCGTCTGATGACTTGCTTGGTTATGCGTTAAACTCTGTTAAGAGTGCTATGCCTACTGGAGCATCACTGTCTGAGATTACATCATCAGTCCCATCTATCAGTATGGCGCTGACCTATCTAACCAACTACGACCTATTCAGGGACCGTGCTGTCACTATGGACTTCAACGAGATTCTACCTATGGACGAGGGCATCAATGACCCCAATGTAGAGAGATTCTACAAAGTTATCGGAAAGGTTACTGGGGAGCTTCAAGAGTTAACCACTGGAGAGAAGAGCGGTGTATCACCTGCTCGACTTAAGGCGTCAGTTGAGAAAGTTATAACTAGCCCAAGCTCGTCGTTAGTTGTTGGTGCTACATACGGACTGCTAGATATTATTACATCAGTTGTGCCACTCGACAATGATATGTCTGCCGCAGAAAGCAAGTCAGCCGCATCTAAAGTCGTAGCTGCTCTTGGAAAAAATGGAATGTCGGTAAGTAAATCCCTATGGGGTGAGACAAACCCAGACTGGAAGGTATACAATCAAAAGGAAGACCTTATGCGTATCGACCAAGAGTCAGGAAGTAAGCGTATGAAAATTAGAGACTCAGCTCAGGAACTTGGTCTGGATTACATTAAAGCTGAAACTGAAGCTGATAAAAAAGCTATCCTTAATAAGGCTAAGCTTCAAGTGGAAGAAGTTAAGAAGTCTAATGTTGTTGATGCAATGTACTATAGAGATTCGTTCTTAACTGCTGCTAAGAAGCGTTCAGCGTCTCAAAATACTAATGAGATTATATACTCAAAAGATGAAGAAGCTAGAGCGAAAAAAGTTTACTTGCTTTACGGAGATATGAGCGATGATGAGCTACTAGACCTTAGAAAACAAATCTATCAAGAGTCTGGATACAGTTTCTCTGCTAAGTTCAAGTACGAGTACGACAGATTAAGAAAGAAGTAAAATTCGTAAATTTGCTTATGTTCAATAAGTTATGTTTGATTTGTCTATCAGTCCTTTTGCTCAGTGGATGCTCAGCAGGATGGCATCTAAAGAAAGCGGTCCAGAAAGACCCTTCGATTTTGAAGCCCACGGTTGTTACGATATGGGATACGATTGTGACTCCACCAGTATATCTGGTTGACACAGTAAGCGTCCCAGAGGCAGGAGATTCATCGGTAATAGACAACGATACTGTTCGTGTCGTAATCACGAAGTTCCAAGACAAGATTATCGTTAAAACGAAAGTCAAGGAAATTGAAGTCCCAAGAGAGGTGCAGGTAGACTGCCCTCCTCAGTTTGTCGAGAAGAGCGTTGGTATGGCGGACAAAGTAAAGAATTATTTACTTGTGTTCTTAGCTTCAGCGCTTGTTATAATGATGTTCATATACAGATTCACCAAATAGATGGCAAAACTAAAAGCGCAAACTGCTGCTGTATTCCAAGCAAAGCCAAAGAGAAAGCGTCCCGGAGTACACGCCAAAACTAAAAACTCACAACTCAAATCTTCTAAGTTATACAAGAAGTTGAGTCGTGGGCAGGGTTAGGCCCAAACACGAAGAGCCCCACTATGAGGGGCCTATTCGGTACTGCTCAGTAAGACCTACTGAGTGTCGCTACAATTGCTTAGGAACCTGTAATGAAAGAGACAACTCGCTCCCAAAAGGTAGGTGAGTTCACCTCTTCTTCAAACTCTTGCTTGCGCTTCTTTCTCCACTGACGAGAGAACTCCGCGTAGCAGAATTTGCAGGTAGAGTGGCGTAAGCCTTCTTCTTTGTTCTTCCAAGCGAAGAACTCATTGCGTCGTTCTTGCTTACACTTATTGCACGTCTTCATAATCAACTATTCTACAGTTGTTTACAAAGATAGTAAGCGTAGTCGACATATGCAATAGCATCCCCATCAGGAGTCGAACCTGAAACCTACGCATTAGAAGTGCGTTGCTCTGTCCAGTTGAGCTATGGGGACATACTCGTCTTTCCGAGTAGTCAGTCTTTGCTATCCTTAACTGTAAATACTCTTTATGGGCTTAAATTGAAACAGTGTTGCCCTACGAGGGAGGATAGCCCATTACTTCGAAGACATCCGAAGCTTATGAACATTCAATTAGCCCACTATTTATCGTACTGCTCGTACTCAGGGTAGTGTTCCCCAGTGTTTCCGTTCTGACCGATGATGTCGATACGCTTATTTAGCGCCTCCTCTTCTTCGGCCCAATCCAGTTCACGAGCGTGATTACTACAAGGTCTAGCCATCGCAACTCAAACAGTCAGGATTCATAGCTTGCACTGCAATATCTCCACGAAGAACTGACTCTGTACGCATATAGTACAAGGTCTTGATTCCTTGATTCCACGCCTCCATATGGACTTGGTTAATCCACTTTGGTGTAGCCTCTGTTGGGAATGCTAAGTTCAACGACACAGACTGGTCGATGTACTGCTGACGAATGCCAGCTTGATACACTAGGTCCAACTGATTGATTTCCTTGAACGTCTTGTACACATCCTTAACAGTTACGCTGTCAATCATAGGGTCTAGGTCCTCTTGAGACACAAGCTTACCCTTCTGATAAAACCAACCGTCGAGTCCACTGATGTTCTGAACTGAACCACCATCGGCTAGAATCTGGTCCCAAGTCTCCTTGTTGTTGATTCCAACTCGACGAAGTACCCTCTCAAGTGTTGGGTTCTTACGAATGAATGTACCCTTAGCGGATTGCTCGGTGAATACGTTAGCAGCCCACGGTTCGATTCCTGCGCTCACGTTTCCGCTAAGCTTAGAATTAGAAACAGTTGGGGCGATAGCTCGAAGGTGCGTGTTACGCATACCGAATCCACGACACCATAATGGCTCCCCGAACAGCTTGGCCATATCACGGCTAGCACGCTCAGACTCCATCTTAATGTGCGAGAAGATTCTGCGTGTCTCAATCTGAGACTGCAATCCTTCGAATGGGATTCCACGTTGCTGCAAGTAAGTATGCCATCCGAGTACGCCCAGACCAAGTGCCCGTCCCTTTTCAGCGGAGCGAACCGAATTTTCGAAGCCCTTCATATTCTTGGCTTTCTGGATGAACTCCTCTAACACACCGTCCAAGAAGAACGTGGAATAGTATACTACGTCAGTGTCCTTCCACTCATCGTACTTAGCGAGGTTGAGTGAAGATAGACAGCAAACGAAACTATGTGATTCGTCAGTGTACAACGTAATCTCAGAGCAGATGTTAGTCATAAAGACCTTCAGCCCGTTGTGCTTGTACATCTCTGGGTTCTGCTTGTTTACGTTGCCACGATACATAATGTATGGCTCACCTGTAGCCTTACGCTTCTGGATGACCTTAGACCATCGTCGGCGTGCCTCGTCGTCTCCGTCTTGAAGCTTACGCATAAACTTATCGGACACAACAACACACTGATGCAGGTTTAGACATTGACGGTTCACGTCACCTTTTGGCTCTCGGATTTCAATCCACTCCCAGAAGTCTCCGTGCTCAATGTTTAGGTTAACTGATGCCGCACCACGACGCACGTTGCCTTGCGATGTAGCAAGAATTGTAGAATCGTAAATCTTACAGAATGGAACTACACCATCAGTTGTGCCGTTGCTATTGGAGATAGGAGAGCCTGCCGCACGCAGCATATTAACTCCAATACCCACACCTCCACCGTGCTTTGCAAGCAGCATAGTCTCGAGATTCTTCATACCGATGTCGTGGATGCTGTCACCCACATCGACACCGAAACAAGAGATTGGCAGTCCACGGTCTGTCCCCATATTAGCTAACACAGGGGTGGCCAAACCGAGCCAGTTGTTCCAGATGTACTCAAAGAACTTAGGAGCTAAATCAGCACGATTAAGTCGATTAGCTGCCGCATTAGCGACACGCCAGTAGGCATCACGAGGCTTCTCGTTGTTGATTAAGTAACCACGAGATATAGTCTTTACGTACTCCTCCGTGTTACCCCAATCTGGGAAGTCTACACCGATTTCCCAACCTAGGTGTTCAGCAAAATTCTTAGACATAGATTTTATCAGTTACGTTGTTATTAATTCTGTCGTATCGCTTACGAAACTTCTGGTTAGATGAGATGTCAGAGTCCACTACCTTGCAAGAATGTATTACAGTTGAGTGGTCTCTATTGATGAGCTTACCTATTTCCAGTAGCGTCATATCAGTATGTTTACGCATAAGATGTGAAAACACCTGACGAGACTCGCGGATATGGAGAAGTCTTGTCTTACTATACAGTTGGAACGCAGTAACTCCGTACTCGTTCTTGACCTCGTTGAAAACGATGGCCGCAATTTCATTGTTTGTCATAAATTTAATTTTTACCAAATATCCTCAAAGTCTTCGCCTTCGTTGGCCTTTGAGTAGTCAGTAGGACGGATAGCAAAGAAGTCAGTATGAGTGTGACCACCAGTGAGGTGATAGAACCAATCAAGCTCTGAAGCCTTAGCGTTGTCATACTCAAAGATACTTTCGTATCCCAACTCTTGCAACTTTTCGTTAGCTCTTTTCTTGATGAACTCCTTAAGGTCGTCCGATTTCAGATTCTCAAGGTCTCCCATCTCGAACATCTTATCAATGAAGTTAATCTCCATATCTACGGCTACGCGAGCCGCATCTTCGATTTGCTTACGTACAGCAACGCGAATTTCTGGATGCTCCTCACATAGGTGGTTGAACAGTGCACAGCCCATCTTAGAGTGCAGAGACTCGTCGCGAACTGACCATTTCATCTGTTGACCTATTCCCTTGAGGAGATTACGCATTTGGAACGAGTATAGTACAGCGAACGAAGAGTACAGGGCTACACCTTCAGCGAACGCAGAGAACACGGCAATGGAACGAGCTACATCCTGACGAGCTTTTGGGCTAATCTTAAGGATGTGGTGGTCGTATCCTGCCTTAGTGTTGACGAGATTCTCAAAGCGAGCGGCAGTTGAAGGCTCGTGAAGGAACGCTTCAAAGTCCTCAAGACCGAGTGTTTCGTTCAGGTAGCTGTATGCTGCGGCGTGGATTGTCTCCTGTGAGCCGAACATCATAGCCATCTGCTTAATCTCGTGTTTGGGGAACCACTTAGTCACCATACTAGTCCAATAGTCGCCAACTGCTGTCTCGGTCTGAGCGAAACCCAATAGGATATTTCCCACGAGATTGCGTTCACTATCACTCAGGTTCTCTCTGAAGTCCTTCACGTCGTTCTGCATAGAAATCTCCGTGTGGAGCCAGAACGCTTGTGCTTGCTTGAGCCAGCCCTCGGTGTAATAGATTGGATATTCGAATGGTTTGTAGGGGATGCGTTCATCAAATAGCATAGCCTCTGGTTTTTATGTTAGACAAAAATGGGCCACACAAGGCGGCCCAAATCGGATTGCGAATATATGGTTCGCTAATCAAAAATCACTTAACAAAATAGACTTTATGAAAACTTTTTCATCAGCCACTACTTCGCTTAATGGTGGTATCCATCCTTCAGCATTGTCGTCTCCAGTGGAGGAGTTTCCGACAACCTTAAAGTTTGACGTTATGCACAAATTGCATAGAGACACTCTGTCAAAAACGTAGGCCCTATTGCTGTCCTCCTTCATAATGTATATGTAGTAGTCAGCTTTAGAGGCTAGTATCCCACTGTCGGCTCCTTTGTTTGTGTTCTTGAATTCTATGTATAAGTTCGGCTCTGAAGGCTTACCTCGGCGCTTAGCCCACCAGTAAGCTTTCTCATCGTACTTAACTTCGAACGTAACGACCTTATCTTCTTTGGTTGCTTTAATATCCCAGTCGTAGAACGGACCGTTAGGCGCTGTTATTATTAAGTAACCCTTAGAAGACATATAGTCCGCCCAAAGCTCCTCTCCTATTTTTCCGGAGTGATTCATTCGTTGAACTCCTTGCAAGAAGACTTAATTCCGTCAATTTCCGACCTCATCCTTAGGGTGAAGTTAGAACACAAGTGTCGGACCAAGTCCTCTCGCTCAACTGCGTCACCTGCATAGTCGTGCAACGACTCGTACAGATTTGTAGTTTCGACGTGCATACGCTCGCAGAACATAAAGTATAGCTGAGATAGTTTCTTATTATCCATTCAGTATAATGTTTATGGCTTCATCGACTTGAGATTGATTCTTAACTAAGAAAATCTTATAGTCTGACTTGCCGTTATCATTTAACCACTTAAGAAACAGCTTCCACCTAACGGTGAACGTGTGCTGTGATGGCACAAACCCTTTCGTCTCAATGTAAAACTTATGGGTGTGTGATACGAAGTCAGGCTTATACGTAATCGGTCGCTGAGTCTTACCCCCGTATGCGACCAGTGATTTCGTCTTAGGCACTGACTTATAGTATGTATCAACAGACCTAAAGGAGGGAAGAAGCGTTATCGATTCGCCTTCATATTTAAAATCTAATCCCTTAAGTTGAAGCGAAGCATAGCAATAAGCTTCGAGCATAGACTCGAAAGTTATCCCATCAACGGTCTTCTTCTTACTCCTTACGGCGCCTGTTTTCTTTCGTGGCATTACCAAATGTACCATTAGAACGCCTCGTCTACACTACTTGGTTGAATAATCGTAGTCTGAATCTGTCGTTCACATAGCGGTGTAAACATTTTACTCGCAGATGTCTTGTGGTAAAACGTAGCGCCATTAGATGACATTTCAAACAGTACAGGGGAATCCAACGGAGTAGGAGAGCCTCCAGTCTCAGTCTCACGAACCTTACGAACGTGCAACTCAACTGTTCGTCTCATATCTCGCTCAGGGTGCTGAATCTTCCTGTGAAACGTAAGGAAGTCATCGGCCCTGTTAACGAACTTACCGCCACCCTCAGTCTGCTCAGCAAACGGAGCGATAGGCAATCCGTCATCACCCTTCATACGCTGAGCCTCAGTGACTGCGTGAGCGTTAAGCCACAGTGCCACATTGTTAGCGTTAGAGAATGTAAGCATTTCACTCATAGCCTCATAGTCGTGCTCGTGAACACCAAGCTTACTACCGAAACCAATGTCCCTACGCAGTGCGTTGTATGGGTCGATAAAGATTCCGTCTAGGTCTTGGTTACGCTTTACCTTCTCAGCGAACAGAAGTATGTCTGAGAAAGAATAGACAGACTTGTTGTCGATAAACGTGTAGTGCTTATTAACCCAATTGAATGCTTCAACTCTCTCAGAGTAAGACATCTCGTTCACTGGCTTACCCATAGCGAATGCCATAATCTTCATCTTCTGTGATGCGGTCTTGTTCTCACTGGTATACATAAGCCACTTCCATCCGTGCCGCATAGACGATGCGGTCTGAAGATATGTAGCGAATGTAGTCTTACCAATGTTTGAGTGACCGTTGATGACTGTGAAGTTCTTCTTGAATCGAAAGTGTTCGTCGAGAATATCAACGCCAGTATCCAATCCCATCTTGATGCGACCTTCAGCGAAGTCGTTAATCCACCTAAAGTCTTCATCGTCTGATGATATGAAGGACATATCGCCGTCGTTGATTTTCATCTCACGCTCGGCCTTGTTCTTCTCCTCCATCATCTCCTTGATAGGCATAAGCTTACCCTGCTCTATCCCGTCGTCAATCGTTTTCTTGGCGTTGTCAACGGAATCGATGTCTCGCTTCTCTATCTCTCTAAGTAGTACACGGCGAACCTCTGAATCCTCCATCCGTCCGGCAGATATAAATCCACCGCACAGCCGTGAAGCTCGAAGTAGCGTCTGATGCTTCTCTCCGTCGTCCGCCTTCCTAATCATACGAGCTGCGATATTCAACTGCTCGTAATCAGTGAACGGAGCATCGCTTACCTTGACCTCCTGCCTTTCGGCCTGCTCACTGAGCATAGCGCCGAAGACCTTAGCGCTTGGCTTGTAGATAATGTCTGGGTCATATGACTCGTAGCACGCACGAGACTCGTTAATGCTTGTCGAATCAACAGTTAGTCCGTACTGATTGTCATAGTACTTGACAAAAGCTCTGTAGTGGTCTCTGTGTCGCTCAGGATTGCTAATCTGAACTACAACCTTTAGTCCGTTACCACTAGGAGACGTGAAACAGATTAACGTATAGTCATCGTGAGCAAGCGTTGACTTAAGCTCTTCAGGGTTGTCTAGCCCATCGATGTCTATTACGAACAGTCCAGAGTGCTCCTCAATGGAGCTGTCGCTTCTGGCAGAAAAAATCCCAGACCATAGAATGACTGGGAGCTCCTGCTTGAGTTGCTTATTGGATTTTCCCTCCCTAATCTTCGATATCAGGCCAAGTGTACTTGGCGGGGGGGACTGGATTCGCCCAATAACTTTCTCGACTGTCACTAGGAACGGTTCCGTCGGAGTTGTCACGCTCCTGAACATCGTTACCTGTCTCTGTAGAATTTGTGGGTTCAGCATCTTTAAGTGCGATATTTAATAAAATTAGATAGCCGATTAGGTCATCAATCGTATCCGTAGTGTTTACGTTGATTCCCTTGTTTTTGATACGCATCAACTTATCGTCGATACGTGAGCAAAGGTTCTCCACTGCGGAGCCTTTAGCAAATACGTTGGCAGGCTTCAGTGCGCTGTCTCCGTATGATGCGTTCTTACGAAGTAGTAGATTCTCTACCCTTGTTGTCTCTTGAATAATCTTGTCTCTAGAATTCATCGTAGTATTTTTTATTATCGTAGCGTTCGTCAACCATATACACCCAAGCCTCTACTTCGTTAGAGAAGATTGACTCTTCAGGTGTAAACTTCATCATCTCACGCTTGTAGTGAACAGGATGTCCCTCAAGTCGGTCAAGAGATGCTAAAGTGCTGTCGTCAACATAGTACAGTTCAACAAGTACATTCTTGCCTTCCTCAGACTCACCTCTAACTAAGTATGGGAGAGATACGACACATAGACGCATTAGGTCTTTGGTTCGAGCAGTCCCCATATAGATGGAGCTACTTAGAAGGCTATGGTTGCCTTTACCAATCTTGAGTGTACCGTAGACAGCTACAAGGTTGTTCTTCTCTGTTTGATTATCAACGACATCTTGGCTATCGCCCGGGTCGTCCCAGTAGATAAATTCATTCATAGTTAATTGCTGTTTTGAGTTTGTCAATGTGGTTGTTCAGTCGGATGATGAACTTCTTGGTTACGATTGTCTTCCCATTGATTACATTATTTAGAGACACTCTACTTATATGTAACCCTTTGGAAAGAGCAGTCTTACTAACCCCAAAGTCATCAGTAAGAACCCTAATGATATCTAGGGCTTCTTCTTCGTTATTTATTCTCGGCATAGCCTACTATCTTTTTTTCTAATACTTTAGTGATGACAAGCGATTTGTCACCCTTGTAGTTGTTACCGAACAGTCGTTCACGAAGGCTATCGATTGTTTTGTTGTCGTGCATCATAATGCCTGATGGAGTGTCGTGCTTTGACACTGCCCACTCCTTACGACTCTGATTGAGCTTCCCCTTCTTGAAGGACACCTCTATCTCTAGAAAATAAATCGGATGCATCGCTAAATCTCATTTCGGTTTTCCACATAATCATTTCACCAAGAGCTGAGGCATCGACAAAGAATCCGTCTAATGCCGCATACAGCTTGGATGAATCAACAAGAACCACGTTGTTGCCGTTCTTTTCGGGGATGACAACCACGGAGTGCTTAGCTACATATTCTACAGGCTTGACATCTAGCTCAAACTTACCGTCGCTAATCTTAGCGAAGATTATCTGAGTCTGAGTTGGGCCGTCGTTTCTCGTTGTGTGCTTAAAGAAAAGGGGGCCGGACTCTAAGAATCCGAGCCCCCACTCGAAGCACAGCAGTGCCGCGATTGCCTTTTCCATTTAGAACGGCAAGTCGTTCAGTGATGGAGTAGGTTTAGCGTTGGAAGCCGCCTGAGCGTTCTGACGGCGCATTGCGGTCTCCTGAGGAGACTCGATAACGCTGTAAGGCTTCTTGGGGTCGCGACCTTGCTTGATTAAAATCTTAACCTTACCGCTTTCCTCGTTGATGTAACGAGCAGCCTCTTGAAGCTCGGCCGCAGTTAGGTAGAGAGTGTAACCATTGAATTCTCCTTTGTACTCGTTGTACCAAGTGCTACCGAAGTAGTTGGGTTTTGTCTTGTCTGACATAACTAATTGAATTAAAGTTCTCCGTAAATCACATATTGGTTTAGGTCCTCACCGTCGATAAAGAACTTGATGTAATCAGATACACCTTGCTCTACCAACCGCTTGCCTAACATAAAGAAAGTCTCCGACACGGAAAAAACGCCGATGTCTTTCTTATTCTTATCTACAACGATAAACTTAAAGTTCTCAAACGGAACATCAAACAGAGTGCAGTAGATGTATGCTTGTGCGGCATAACCATACTTGCGTGCGCTGTGGTAAAAGTCATCGATGTTTGATGTTGTCTTAAGGTCATAGATATACTTTTGACCCCTCTTCTTGATATCAGCCTTAGCTCGAAACGGCACGCCGTAGAGTAGACCAATCTCAGGAAGTTCGTAATCAGCGTCGATGAGTGCACCCTGAACAATCTTGTTCTTGAGCAGTGCATCAACTACATAGTGGCAATTATCGAAGTCCTTCTGAAGAAGCAACTTCTTGCCCGTACCCTCGTTATCGGCAACTGCTTGTTTCCATATGTTCGTGTTCTTATTGGAACATTCCACAGGTATGAAGTTGTCTTGGAGGTGTGGCTCTAACAAGAGAGTATGTATAAGGTTGCCTGCGACAAGAGCCGTCGTGTCGCCTTCCTCTCCATACTTCAAGTAGCGTGCGTACTCACGTGGTGAGTCGTTAATCTTCTTGAGACTCGAGGAAGACAGAACTGCCTTCCCCAAGTACCCATAGTAGAAGTCGTCATCGGCCATCGCAGAGAGCAAGTCGCTACGATGCCAAGTACTTCCGTCAAGAAGCTGGATTTCCATTACTTCTTAACGAACTTAGACAGAGCATTTTTCTGCCCGTCAGAGAACTTAGAGCCATACTTGGCAATAATCTTCTCGAGGCCAGCGGCTGTTCCGTCCTTCTTCATAAAGTCAATCGCTGACTGAAACACATCGTTGTTAGGAATTTCAACTTTCTGCGTCTCGGATGCGGGAGCGTCCTGCTTAGCGATTGCCATAGCGACCTCGTTTGACGATGCGATTGAAGTCTCGATACCGATGCCAAGCATTGCGAGAGCACGACCCACGGCCGACGTTTCGCAGTTCTCTACATACGATGTCTTGTTAATCATAGAGGATGTGCGGTCCTCCTGAGCGTGGGCGCTTGCGACGACACGCATTGCCGTATCCTTGATGGTTGACTTGACGATGCAAGTGTCGCTGTCGATTACGACGAGCTCGTTCTCGATTGTCCAACCTTCGAACTTAGGTTCGTTACGGAAGTAAAGCACGCGTTGGTTAACCTCAACGTAGTCCTTACCCTTTATGTTGGTTGTCTTGAATTTGTAATTAGACATAGGTTTGAATTGAATTACTTGAACAAAAATATAAATTATTTATCAGAAATGCAAATTGTTCTAGAATAATTACCGCTGATTACGACTTTCTCATCGTTATTCTTTGATAATCGATTCTTCTCTACATTGATAAACATCTTCTCTCTCTTTATGAGCATAGGTAGATTGATTACAGCCCAACGATAGAACTCTCGTCCATCTGATTCGTTGAGTTTATCCTCAATCATTTGCATTGGTGTCTTCATTCCTTTACGAATACTCCGTTAATTGTTTGACCTTTACGATTGGCAATCTCTCCGTAGGCTTGCTCTAAACACTCCCACGGACTGAGTTCTAGCTGAGCCGACAGGATGATGATAGTGACGAGTACATCACCGATAGCATCGATTGTCTCCGCCTCTTTGTTTTTTGCAATTGCAGATGCGAGCTCACCTACTTCCTCCATCACCTTGAGCATTTGCCGATTGGCGTTCTCAGGCTTCACTAGGTCTCGGCGGTGTGCCCACTCTACGACCTTCATCTCTAAGTCAATGATGCTGTCCATTTTCTTCTTTTTATTGTTTTTGTTTTTAATTATCGGGTGTTCTGCGAAGTACGCGAGGTGGTCAGATGGTTTCATTCTTTGGTTGCGTTGTTGGTTGGTCGATATCCTATGTTGTATAGCGTATCTGTATCTGCCGCCAAAAGTACTTCCACTCCGTGCTTAACCGCATTGTATGCGTCCTCAATGTCGTTGTCAGTCTTCATATTCTTGTATAGTATGTGAAGCTGTGCCTCGAGGTCCTTAATAAGGTTATTAACTGCTCGTTTGATATTGTGACGATATAGCGGTGTTGTCTGCAATTCATCAAGCAGTTCAAGGTGAACCTGCATAATGATTAGTAGCTTCACGAGCTTTAGTTCTACACTTGAATCGCTCATTGTTGTGTTTCTAAGATTAGACTGAGTGCATTGACGTATCCCTCCCAATACTTAGCCTCCGTGTCTCGGCGGCTGTATAGGCATACGTTGCGGTTGTATTGTGCCTTCTTGTATTGCTCAAGTAGTAGGCGTTTGTTCTTCGGTTCCATACCAATCACTGTATTTAAGTCCATACATTACATTAAACATTCTCATCTCAAGCTCAGCGTAGTGCTTCGTGAACTTCATATTCTTTTGTAGGTACTCCATACCCCACTCTTTCCACTGCTCTGCCTGAGCAACGGTCATAGTCCAGTCTGTGTACCAATCATCTGTTCGTCCCTTGATGTCGTCATAGGTTACGTTGTGGCCAGCAATCTCAAACATCTTGTTGATGAGGTCTTCACTTGCCTTGTTCCACTTCTCTTGTTTGGTTAGTCTCTTTGCCATATTTTGTGTTGTATAATCTGCCAAAACTATGTTTTTACTGCACATTTGGCGAGATATGGATTTCGTGTGCCGTTATCTCTCCGTCCTCGTAGGTGATGTACCCACCTGATTCCATAGCGTCAACAAGGTAGTATCGTCCACCCATAGACTTGTTGCAGGCTACGATGCTGTCGAAGATATTCTTCACTTGGGTGTGTCCAACAATCTGAATGAACATCTTCTTCAGGCCGTTCTCACCTCTGTTGCATCCCATCAGCGAGCGGGGCCGTATCCAAAGCGGTCCCTGCTTCGGTGAGTCTCCGTATGGGTCAAAGCTGTCTTGGCTGAAGTTGAATGCATTTGGCTGATGCTTGTACTTATCGTTGAGCAGTTCAACCAAGTTGTCTACGTTCCACTCCAACCCAAACGTGTTGTCCATCCACATAGGGCTTACACCTGCGTGAGAGAACAGCAGTTCATCAAGCGAGTATGCAATCTGAATGTGATGCATATTCTTGGTCAGTGCATCCTGAAAGTCCCACTTGTGTGCGGCCTTGTACCCGCTGTAGGTCTCGCCTACATCAAGGTAGTGGTGGTCGTGGTTGCCTATGAGCATCACAACCTCCTTGTCGGTGGACTCCTTGAAGCGAATGATTTCATTGAAGTTGTGCAACTGCTCAACACCGCTGATGTCAAACGAATCAAAGTAGTCACCCATAAAGATGATACGCCCTGCGTCTTGGTGTGCGTCAATCGCTTGCTTCCAGTTGGTGCGTCCGTGGGTGTCCCCTAAGATTAGTGTTTTCATAGGTACTTATTTTTAAGTATTTCATCGTAGTGATTCGTGTGTTTGAGGCTTGGATAACTAGTTGAACTCATCGGGTTTTTTTCTTTGCACTGAGCCACTCGCTGTTCCATCGTTCCAACCGTGTCGTATCTGTAGTACAGCCAAGCCTCCCAATAGGCAGAGAGAGAGTCTAATGCTGGAGAAGAGAAGATGACGGCAAGCTGCCACTTCCAGAACACGAACGACCATCTTGGATTCCACTCGTGGCGATAGTCGGTGTCGCTCCATTTGGTCTTCCAACCAAGGTCAACGAAGTCAAATCCGAAGTACTTTGGTTTGAACTCAATCCATCCATCTTTCGTCTTAGACTTGACCTTGCGGCGAGGGGGGAAGTACGGAGTACCTACGACAATCTTACCGAAGTATATGTTTATACGTGGCCGCTTGAACGGTGAGTTGTATATCTTAAGGAAACTAAAGTTGTTCATAGGGTTGTAAATGATTTATTGGATATGAAATAGAAGGAGTGGCTTCGGGTCTCTCAAGGTTTCTGGTTAGCCTGATTTCACCTATACTTAGTCTAAACCCTTTTTCAGTATAGTCACCTTTATCAGTGGTGTGCTAACTACAGCTTCACTCACCACTCCCTCATTTCATTTGGCGTTAAAGAAAAAAGACTCCGTTAATCAGTGCGGTAGCTTGCCGCTTGCTGAAACCTAATGCGCCATAAGCGGGCGGAGTTCTCATTTCTATTTGTGTTAAAGGTTTTCAATTTCCTTGTAGTATTCTCTAACCTCTTTTTTGGTTAGTCGCTTTACCCAATCTTTACTTGCGTACAATGGCATTGATTTTCTACCGTGAGGTTCTACTACGATTTCATCTATATCACATTGTGATTGCAATTCTACATCAGATATTGATGCAAGAACCCATACCAATGTTTCGTTTTTGATTTCGTCAGTTATTTTCATTTCTCGTTGTTTTTGTATTCTTTATCAAAAGCATCTGCAATCTCACGGGTGGTCAAGTCTCCGTACTTGAAAGCGAAGTCAACCATCTGCTCCTTCTCCATTTCTTTGGCTTGCTGCATTGACATTTGCACGCATTCCAATAAATCTCCATCGTGTTCAAAGTGAGATTTTAGGTTGTTATACAACCACTCTACTGCTGTCTGTTTCATTTCTCGTTGGTGCTGTTGTTACCTCCAAATATCTTAGAAATTTCATTTAATTGAAAGTGATGTTGTACTATTTCGTTCTTATTTACCAATAATGTAAATGTTATACCGTCATTTATATCAACATCAATTAACTTAAAGTCTTTGATTTGTTTTTGTGTCATCTCTCTAAAATTTAATTGGTTTTGTTTGCCCTCATTTAACCGCATCAGGCTTCTCGGTTTGATTGGGTCGAATTCGACCCCTTATAGTTCTCCGAAGATGGTGTATGAGTCCAAGTCCTCATCACAATCTATTATGTCAGTGCCAAAAAATGGGTGGTCAAATTTTAAGTTAACCCAATTAACAAGAACTCTTGAAGAACCATTGTCTTCTATTCTTGGCACTCTTTCATAAGCGTAAATCCAATTTATTTCAAATTCTTTCATTTCTCTTTGATATTAAAGGTTTCGTTGTAGTATTCGTTTGTTATGGTCGTGATTGCTTTTAGCGTCACTAAATCCATAGTCATAAGCATCCATAATCACTTCTTTCTCTTTCTTGAGCATTGACTTTGCCATATCGTAGCATTCTTGGAATGCCAAGTATGCCACGTTCGCATCTAATGTGTCTGGTAGTGAGTCCGCTTTTTTTGCGAACTCATCCATCAACTCTTGAATCGGTGTTTTCATTTCACTTTGGTGGTTTTATCCATCGTTGCGTTGCATTTGGTGCACTTATGATGCAAATCTCCATCAAGGAACTCTTGCATCAGGTAGAAGTCATCCCCCTCGTTGTCTTGCTCAGTGCCGTTCTTAATCATATCAACGATTAGCAACAGCTCGGTCATTGTTAGTTCTATTTTCATTGCTCAATTAGAATTATTTGATGTCTTTATATAGTTCGTATGCAATCTTGACATCTCTAATATCAAAATATCCTTTTCTGCTCTTTACATCATCACAATACATTGCGATATGCATTGATGCATCAATTGTGCATAGTCCAATAACTGCCCAATCTTTTCTTTTGATGTGGTTAAGTTTTCCATTATGCAGTTGGTTGAAATGAAGGCAATCCTGTTTTACGCTATACTCTTGGTATCCTACTTCTGTTGTCATTGCGTGTTGTTTTTACGTTCATACCATCTGCGATACATTGATGCGGCCACCGCTATGCGTTGAGGCAGGAACGGATAGTCGCTCTTTAGACGAGCAGTTGCAATACGCATAAACTGCTCTCGTAACTCTTTTGTGCTCATTTTCAGTTAATTACACTATTTGTTTATTTGACACATTGCGCCTGTATTGCGCTCGTATACTACCGAGTAGTCGTTCGTCTTACCGAGTCGGCGGCGAGGGGGCCCTTCAAAGCCCCCATAGCCGCTTATCGTGTTGTCTGTTACGGCAAAGCCGATAGGGCGAAGTTAGCGCTCGTTAGTGAGACAATCAATGCTTTGTAAACAAGTGTTGATAACTCAACGTAACGTAGTCACGTACGGCTTATCGAGCAGTTGGTCAAGTAAGTGTTGACGTTCAGCCTCGAGATAGTCGCATCTCTCTTGCAGTTTATTCAACTGCTTGCCTCGTTCTTCTACCTCGTTAGACAGCGCTTGGATGCGTTGCTGTAGGTAGATAATCATATCTTGGTTGTAGGTCATACGAATTGGATGTTACGAATTGGAGTGAATTTGCTTTTGCCGTATGCGTCGATAATCCTGACACGATGGTTGCCGAGGCAACGATTGTCGGTCTTGATGTCAACGAGTAGGGCGGGTGTCTTGAATCCAAGTTTGGATACGTACACAACTGATGTTTTGATGAATTTACTTTCCATAATTAGTGAAGTTTAGAAGTTTTGCGTTTCGAATGCTCTCGATGATAGTGAACGCTAAAAAAGTTCGCGCAGGCTGTCGCGCTCGATGACCTCGCGAAGTTTCGTTTCGTAGAGTGAATCCTCTGCGTAACGTGATAGCAGGGCGTAGAACTCGTCTTCGCTTCTGCAACTGCTTGCATATGTAGCGCACCAATACGCGTAGTCGAGGACGCTGTCCTCCCACGTCGCATAGTATGCGTGCCCACGTTTCGTACCTGCGGCCAAGTTCACACGAACACGTGCCTGTTTCATACCGAACAGGTTGTTGTTCTCGCTGAAGATGTCCGACCTGAAGTTACCGCTCTCTAACTTAGCCTGAGCCAATGCGATGTGCGGGTACTTGATGTTTAACTGCTTGAATTTCTCAATCAGTCGGTCTTCCGTGAATGCGGCATCCGTCACGTTCACGTTAAGTATGCTCTCGTAGATACGTTCGTCTACGTTGTCAACTCCATAAAGGCCGAAACCAAAGAGGGCAGTCGCTAAGGCCAATCCCGAAGCGACTCCTCTTGTGGTTACGATAGGGCGAAACACGAGGTTCACCTTGTCATACTTGTACAACATTAGATTTGTCCGTCGTCGTCAAGGAATGCACTGAATGTCTCGCTACGTAACTCGTCACGTGATGCGTTCCATTTGTACGATGGTTCGTCATCCCAATCCTCGTCGAGCCAATCTGACGCGGGAGCCTTAGGTATTGCCGGCACAGCGACCTTACGTTCTGAATCCCAAATAGTCGGCTGAGCAGGGTAAGCGTTTTTGACAGCGCTTTTCGTAAGGCTTTTGTAGACCTTCTTGCTCCCCTCCCATACGTAGGTATTCAACTGCTTGTACGATGTGTTACTGAACCAATTGCCGTAATCGTCGTAGTGACCCAAGTGTGCGTTGAGGATACGAACCTCACCGCGCCAATCGAGTAACGCGACCTTGTTGGATTTACCGAGTAGTGCGAGGGCCATAGCCTCGATGCCTACGTGGTCGATGAAGTCGACGTTGTCAGGGTAGAACTTACTGAGCATTTCTGCGAACTCACGAGTGTCGCTCACGATAGTGTTGCCGAGACCGCTGATAACTCCGTTGTGAATCAGAGATACACGACCTTCGGTTACGCTGTGCGGGTGGAGCATATCGATGCCTTTGCCGTGCGTGGCGATGCGGAAGTGAATCAGTATGGGCGTGTCAGTCAATTCACGAATGAACTCGTACTCCTCGAAGAAGTCCTCGAAACTATACGGCTCGTGGTAGGTCATAACCCTGCCGTTGTCGACGTAGGCGATACCTGCTCCGTGGTTGTTGTTGTCCCAAGCATTCTTTAGTTGTTGCTTAGGTATGAAGTAGTTTGGTTGGTTTACAATTGCAATACACATAATTGAAATAGATTATTTGTTGTAGTTAACGATGTAGCCGAAGGCTGAGATTAGGAAGATTAAGATGCCACCCACTATAAGCGTTCCTGTGGACTCGCTTGGGTGGCCTTGCGTGATACGTGCCGTTGTGCCAATCACGAGCATAATTGTCGACAGGTACATACCTGCACGAAAGAATGATTTATCGTTTTCTAAGTTCATAGTTCAAATACTTCAAGTGATACATTACCTTTTTTGTCAATCCATCCTGCCTCAATTAGTCGTTGAGCAGTGCGGCCGTAGTGGCCCTGTAGAATCCAAGCCTGTCCTGTGCGGACGAGGTCGGCAAATAAGAACACGACCTGTTGGTCGTCAAGTTCTCCGCTTTCGTACTGAATGATTAAGTCGATTTGGCTCATAATTATTTTACTTGAATGATTTCGTATTGTTCTGCACCTTGTGCGAACTGAACTGCTGACTCATAACTCTTGAACAGCATAACTCGTGACGGATACTCGCCTCCGTAGTGTGCGAATACCTTGAATAAAGTAGTAGGTGGTGGTAGAAAAATATCTTTAAACATTTTGCTTGAATTGAATGGTTGACAAAACTGCCGACACGATAACGACGGCGATTGAACCTGCGGCTCCGATTAGTATGCCGTAGGTAGGTGCGATTGAAATAGATAGTTCGTACATCTTAATTTTTTTTTACTGATTATTGAATGGTGAACCAATCTTCGCTCATATTGAACTCATCGATTTGCGCTTGCGTTACGAATGTTTCGCAGTACCAAGAATCTTCATCGGTGTTGGATAGGTCGAGGTCGTAAGTGACTTCCGTACCTAATAACGTAGACCACTCACTCGTGAATTCTTCTATCTCTGTTTCTTCCGATGCGTTAAAATATGTCCAAACACGAATTAGTCCCTCAGGTGTTTCGCTTTCAGTACAAGTTAGTTCTGAGTAAACTTCGGTTGGAACGCAAAGGTCTTTAACTGCATTTCTATCTGCAAAACCATTGTCGTAAGCAAGTTTCATCGCCTCCTTATAGTTTTCTGCGTTAATAATGAAGGTGTTAGAATTTGTGATTGTAAGGGTGAATTTGTAAGCGTTCATCTTAATTAGTTTATGGTTAAGACGCTTCACAGCGTTTCGGCTACTCAAGCCATCGTCAGTTAACCTCGTTCTTCTAGATATTGCGTTAGCGTTTCGTATGCGGCCTCCAAGTTTTCTTCGAGGTCGATACTTTGCCGCTCGATTATATCGAACGCAATCAACTTGTAGCGTTCGGTTTCGTCGGTTGCTTCGATGAACCTCGATACCTTACTCAGGTAGTTTTCGTAGGCTCGCATCATTTCGTTTAGTTCGTGTTTCATAATTTGATTCGTGATAGTGAAAAAAGCAGGGCGCTCCGTGCAACGCCTGCTCACCTTAACCACCCTTACACGGAGGGGACATCTTACAACTTACCTGCGGCCTTATTGACTGAGTAAGTACCGAACTTGCTCTCGACCTCGCGGCGAACGTAGCCCTGTACGCTGTCGTAGGCTCGCTTCATACGCTCGATGGTGCGGTCGTAGTTGTCAGCATCGGTGAGAAACTCGCTCGGTGACTGACCTTCGAGACATCCGCCGAACACGTAGGTGAGTGCCTGCTTACGTGCTAACTTCTCAGCGCTGTACTGCTGACGAAGTAACTTGTTCAACTTCTTGTCGTTGAACATAGCATCGGCCACCTGAGTGAACGTGGTGAACGTGCCCTTGTCGATGTGAGCGCATATCCACTGAACCAACTTCGTGCGGAACTTAATTGACTCGAGCGTAGATACTGCGCTGAAGATGCGAATCTCAACTGCCTCCTTGCGGTTATTGTATGCACGTGAGCAGTTGTTGATGGCGCGGCGTGAACCTCGCTTGATTTCGTCCTTGCTCTGAACTCCGCTGTACTGATTGGACAGGCGGCCTTCGTATAGCGAGAAAAGCATAGGCACGAACGGAGCCAACTTGTCGACGAGGTCATCGGCTGAAATTCCACGACGGCTGATGGTGATGTGGCCACCACAGCGGCGTGAGTACTCTGCGTTCATAACCCAATCGTACTTCTCGAACTGCTCGAACAATGTCTTCGTATCGAACAGGTTGAGTACAGGTGACACGACCTCGACACCTGTCGATGAATCGAGTGAGCCGTCGCGTTCTGCAATCCATCCGTCACCCAAGTTGCAGTTAGCACGAGCGCAGCGGTTGCGAACATTCAGGTCCTCCTTCTCGACCTCGAAACCTACGAACCACTCAACTGATGAATCGTTGAAGATTTCGGTGTTGCGTGATGGGCCGTGGTAACCGCTAAGTTCAGGGGCTGCACCGAAGCGCTCCTGAATCTCAGCGTTGGCGAAGATTGACGTATTGCCTAACAGGTCGCGACCTGTTAAGTACTCAGTGCGACCTTCACGAATTGCAGACATAACGTGGCCGTACTCGTTGTCTTGGAAATTTAGCACGTGAGACACTCCGTTCGCATCGTAGAACTTCGCCGAAGTAGTTGAGTAATTACGAACGACAAGGTCAGTTGTATGCAGTACTTCCCCGATGAGCAGTGATACAAACACGTTTGAGTTGTGTCCGCTTGACTCTGCCACACGAACAGCGAAGTTGGCCTTCTCATCATTAGTTAGCGTAACGTGCGGAATACCTAAGATGCGTTGCTCAGATACCTGCTCGCTACGGAAGTAGCGACCTCGCAGAATTTGTTGACCGCGCAGTTCGAATGTTGCTGACGAGTGAGTGCCCGTACGAAGGTCGATGCCCCACTCAGCGGCGTTGAGTGCGCGAGGGAAACGAGTGCGGTTAAGTTCACCTTCGTTGTTGGCGTAGGTGTACACAAAGAAGTCGTTGTTGATACCGAAGTAGAAGTTGAACTGCTCGTTGTAGTAAGAGCGGCGGATTTCAATCTGACGGCCTGATACGATATTGGTAACTCTCATAACGAAAAGAATTAAATTGTTTTTGGTTAAGACGTCTCACGACGTTTCGGCTATTAAAGCGCTCATCAGTTAACCTTGTATGCGTACAAAAATTTGTATGCGTGAACTTCGATTGTGTCTCCGTCCATTGTAATTACTCTCGTTCCATCTTCTATTTCTATTCTCTCACGCGGGTCTTCGTCTGCCAACGAAAAGACAATAACAAATGGAAGTAGGATTATGGTGGTTACGAATAAGAATTGAAGAAATAAAATGGCGATTTCTTTAATTTTCATAGTGATTGATTTTAGATTAGTGGTTAAAGTTTGACTGCCGTAGGGACTCGAACCCTATGCACGATGTGCACTCCAAGCGGCAGTAGTGTGCCTTGAACAGGTGAACTTTTTTGGCGGCCTGTGGCGTGAGCCTGTTGACCGCATATGCTGTTAGTTCGACCACATCTGCTATCCTTTGGCGGCGCTGTTTACGCACCGCATATCCTGTCTTTCGCTTGATGTTGTTCTCGGCTTTGTTTGACTCGATTCACTCAGGTGTTCAGGTGGCGTTCATTGGACTCCTCCGCACTGCTTGTCGCTCCGCGCCACGGCGCTTTGCTTCATTAGGTTTGGACTCGTGTTTCTTACGGCCGCCGTACTTGGCTTTGCTTGTCTTGTCTACCTGCCCTCGCTACTTTCAATCGACCTGTGTTGGCTTACTTGCGCTACGCTTTCTGCTTACATCACTCTACTATTCTGACCTGACCTGCTACTCCGCTCCTTAACGCCCGAGAGAAAGTGGCCGTGGCTCACTGACTCAATCGTACAAGGTTCACAAGGTGGGTTTCAGAAATTGGAGAGGCGTTTTCGCCAACATCCGTTCGTCTATCGTCACTTGGGACTTTCCTGCCTACCGCGCTCTGCTCTTGTCTCCGACTCTGAGTTCGCGTTTCGGTTGATATTTCAAAAAACTTCGTCGAGTGGTGGTGGCCCGTTGGCCTTTCGACTCCACAAATATACTGCGGCTTTACAAATATGCAAACTTTAGCCAAGAGAAATTTCGAGGAGCCCACGCCCCTTATAGGAATATATAGGGCTAACTGCTTGATAATCAGCACCAAAAAAAAAGTTGCTTCGAGATGAAATTTAGAATCGTTCTAAATAATACTACCTGATAATCAACGAGTTAGTAAACCGCTGAGAATCAATTAGTTACTAACAGGCTAAAACTCAGCAAGTTACAACATACTGAAACACAACGAGTTAACGTAACTACCTGATAATCAGCGTCATTTAAGAAATCGTATGTACGTAATTCAGCACCTAACTGACTGAACACCAACGGCCTAACCCGACCCAATATGTACCAAATACGGGCAAAAGCATACTTTTTCCGCTGTTTAAACTATTAGTATAATTCCTGCCGTAATCGTTAACTGAGGCCCTGTCTACTATAGTATACTAAATAAACATACACGAAACATACAGCGAAACGTACTAAGAAAGATGAAGGGAACGAGTGGTGAAAAGTGGGGAAAAGTAGAGAGGGGATTGATGCAGGTCTACGACCGACCACACCCACGAAAAAAAGCATACGTTCAGTACACGAAAAGTTTACCTTTTTCTACAGCAAACGACCTGAATACGTTCAGTAAACGAACGCCTAGCCGACATAGAATAGATACTCTACTTGAGCGCCTACCTATAGACAAAACGCTAAAAAGTTTGAACGTAACGCGCTGATTACGAGGGGGTTGGGTTTGCGATTCGGTTTCGGAGTTGGTTCGTCAGCGTCGCTCTTGTATAATTCTCCCCACGGTACCTAGAACTCGTACGAATTAAAAAAGTATCCATCACCCACCTACTACTATATGTGTTTCTAAAACGTGAAAACAACAGTAGAATACTGTATACGAGCAGTTAAATGAGTATTCTTGTGGATAGGAACTGCTTGGACACACGCCTCCTGTATTCAAGTGCTTTGCGTAGTGGCTGTCGCCCTATTTTTGCAGAGGCGGACTGTCGCTTTTGGGCTGTCCGCCTATGCATCGGTCCGTAGTTACGTCTATGTTACGTTGCGTATACTATTGTTCGTCTGCGTGCCCTTGCACTACAGGGGCAAAGTTACACAAAAAAAATGACATAATCAATAGTGTGTAATACATAGTACCGACATAATCACCTATCGTATACAATCATTATCTTTGTTCTATGGAATTTCTCAAGGACATCTTGCAGGTAGAGTTTTCACCTACCGAGTACATCAAGGAGGCTGCTCCGAAGAAGCAGATTTACCTACACCACACCGCAGGTAACTCAAGTGGGGTATCTACATTCAAGCAGTGGGATACCGACTCAAGAGGTCGTATCGCAACGTGTGTTTGTATCAGCGGAAAGGGAGCTAAGGAAGGAGATGGACGCATCGTGCAGGGATTCCCATCTAAGTACTGGGCCTACCACTTAGGTGCTAAGGCTGAAATCTTCAAGGGGTACGGTGTCCCACACAAGGTGCTCGATAAGATTTCTATCGGTATTGAGATTTGTGCTTGGGGACAGCTAGAGGAGCGTGGCGGTAAGTACTACAACTACGTCAATCGTGAGGTGGCCAAGGAGGATGTATGTACCCTTGATTCCCCGTACAAGAAGCATATCCACTTCCACAGATACACCGATGAGCAGATTCGCAGTGTTGAGAATCTCTTGAAGTACTGGAATGAGATTTATGATATCCCGCTGGACTATCGTGAGGAGGATATGTGGGATGTATCTATGAATGCACTGAATGGTGTCGCAGGAGTATATACGCACAACTCAGTACGTAAGGATAAGATTGATATCTTCCCACAGCCCGAGATGATTCAAATGCTTAAGGGACTGTAAGATGATAGCAGTTAAACGACCAGTTGACCCCGTAGGCCAGAAGGCTGAGGTTCGCCCTGACAACAGAGCGAAGTTGGTTAAGTTTGATTGGAGTAAAATTTCTAAAAAGAAGAAGAAGTGAAACCTAGGAAGTATACATCTAAGGAGCCGAACGGTGAGATGATTATCACCCAGCTTATGAGCATCAAGGACTGTATTGAGGACATCCTAGAGAACATCGACGCTAAGTCTAATCTAGACCCGTGGATGGCATCTAAGATTTCCGTAATGGAGCACAGCATTGAAGCTGTTGAAGATTACATCAAACACAACGGTAAAGGTGAAAGCAAGGAAGAGTAAGAGCGCAGAGTTCTACGCCAATAGCCCAGAGGCTAGAGATAAGAAGAAGGCGTACGATACTAAGTACCACTCAACTGAAGAGCGGAAGAAGTACCGTGCGTTCCTGAATAAGAAGAATAGAGACGCCGGGACATACGGGAACGGAGACGGGAAGGATTACGACCACGACGAGGCACGTATGATTATGGCCAGACGCAACAGAAGCAAGAAATGAAGAACGAAGCATTCAACGATTGGCTGTTCCACTATAACCCATACGAGGATACGTGGAATGCATTCACTCGTGATTACTCGAATGATTACTTCAACGGGGTGGAAATCCCACAGGGGAAGTACCTCCAGAGCAAAGACATCAAGATTATCCTACATTACATCAACTGGAATGGCTAAGTCACTGAAGAAGAGAGGCAACAACACCAAGGGTGTCAAGCGTGTGAGTGCCGACAGAGCAACTGTTGGTGTTCGTAATTTTGAGATTATCAACCGTTTAGGAAGTGGAAGCTAAGAAGAAGGACCCAGCAAAGTGGAAGCGCATCGTTGCTAGCGTGAAGGCAGGCTCTAAGGGAGGAGACCCCGGCGAGTGGTCAGCCCGTAAGGCACAGCTGGCCGTACTTAGATACAAGAAGTCAGGCGGAGGATACTCAGGACCCAAGAAGGAGACGAGCCTATCTAAGTGGACCAAGCAAGACTGGACGACCTCCGACGGCAAGCCAAGTGAAGGTAAGAAGAGATACCTGCCCAAGGCTGCGTGGAGTGCGATGAGTGCCGCAGATAAGGCCGCAACCAACCGTGCAAAAGCTAAGGGTAACAAGTCCGGTAAACAGTTCGTACCACAACCCAAGAAAATCGCCGAGTGGGCGGCTAAATTCCGTAATTGATGAAAGCTAAGCGTACAGACCTGAAGAGACCCAATGAGGTTATGGTTAAAGCACCGAAGGGCTACCACTGGATGAGTAAGGGTGGACGCTACTTCCTGATGGAGCACACGGGCGAGTTCGTCCCGCACACCGACGCTGCGATGGAGATGCCATTCAAGGTCATTCGTCAGCATTGATAGCCTCACGGCCCTCCAGCTTCCTGTAAATCTTCTGAACGAGCAGTCTCCCCTTCTGGGTGAGCGCATACCTAGCGGCGTATCCCTCACTGCTCGATATCCCGAACATCTGACGTACGTCACTCTTAAGGCTGTGCTTATTGACGTACACATCTATAATACCAGCATCCAGCAGTGGCTTAGTGTAGAGAAGTCGCATCTTGTTGTCTGATATGGCCGCAAAGTGTGTTCTGGCATACATCAGAGTGAAGAACTCTAGGTCATAGATGAATAGCAGGAACTGAAACTGACTTGGAGTGAGTTCAAACTTCTGACATACATCAGACTGTACGTGACGGAGGTACTTGAGATAGTTACGTGCTATATCTCTGGCCGGTAGAATCGCATACTCCCGCATACGTCTGGAGTTGGCTCCACGTCTCATATTGTATTTGTTTTGTAAATTCGTAGCAAATTTCATACATTTTTCATTACAATGAGCATCCCAAAAGAAATTAGAGACGAGCTTTACGAGGAGTTTACTGGCCTTGTAGCGCAGATGAACGGCCTTATCATTAAGCACGGCCTCGAAGACTATGGATTTGTTGTTGCAGCCATTGGGGTAGTATCTCCATCTGATGAGGACGACGAGCCGGAGATGGACCTTGCGTTCTCAGTTAACGTGAACGACGAGGAAGAGCTTGACGAAATCGTGGGCTTCATCATCGAAGGATACCAGCACCAGCAGCGCAACGATACCAGCAGCGTAGATTACTGGCTGCGCCGTATGGGAGGGGGAAGTTCAGACTCAAACTAAACAATATGATTAGAAAGATTATTGTAGGGACGAATCCTAAGGACGCCCTAGCATACGTCGTAGGCAATAACGCCGGAAGCGACGGAACCATCGTAGCCATCGAGCTTGACGAGCGCACATTCGCAAAGTACGGGCGCAAGGATTACACCATCTACATCCAGAACGGTGACGGCACGATGCCTTGGAAGGAAATCATCGGTATGCCAGTGGTAATCGAAAACGACTGTAAGTTCTAATGAAGGTTCTACACGAGTTTATCGTACGTATGCCCAAGAAGTTCAAGGACACCATTAAGTTCGGTGATACTGAGATTTTCTTGGACTCTAGATTCGACGAGTTTGCCAACCGAATCTCTGAGGCTGAGATTGTCGCAACCCCGATAAAGTTCCCAACCGGAGCCAAGGAGGGCGATACGCTGTACTTCCACCACCACGTGGTGCTCGACAAACGTGCAGAAATCGACAAGGAGCTGTACAGAGTGAAGTTCGACCCAGACGGAGGTTATGGCTCACAGGCTTACGCCTACAAGGGTGATGACGGAGAAGTGAAGGTTCTCACTGGATGGGTGTTTCTCATACCGGAGGAGGCCGAAGAACCAACATCTGACTCTGGACTGATTATCTCTACAAAGAAGGAAGTCAAGATGGAGGGAGTCATTCGCTTCGATACCCCCGAACTGCTTGAGATGGGAGTTAAGGCTGGCGACAGAGTAGGCTTCAGCAAAGAATCTGACTATACGATGGATGTGAACGGTGAAAAACTCTGGAGAATGACACCTAACGACCTGCTGTATGTCAAGGAAGAAGTCTGAATTCACCACCATTGATGCGGCCATCAGACTTATGGAGTCGATGGAGGTCGCCATCAACAATATGATTGAGGAGATTAAGAAGCCAGTCGACCCTGAAATCAACGGGTCGGCACGCAAGGCTGAGCTCCAGTCAATCAAACAGACGGCAGTTGATGCTCGTGAGCTTCTGCAAGAAAGGCAACGGTTGGAGGAGATGATTAAGATGCTATCCGAGAACGGAAGTATGGGTGAGCAGGTTGACTTCGCAGGTGGCTTCGCTGAGAAATTCAGGAAGTAATGGCTGGGCTAAAGAAGATAGACGGGTATAAAGACTTCTTAGTGAACATCTGTCCGGATGATTCGCAGGGAGATGTTATTGAGATATCCGATATCTTCATCCAACTACCCAAACAACCAGCCAAGACGGATATTCTGTTCCACGACAAGAAACGTGAGGAGCAGATGTGGAAGAGATTGCCAGTACCTCAGGACTTAGTGCGTGTACGCTCTATGGATGAGTGGATGGAGCAGCCCAAGGAGTTCCGTATAAAACATAATGCTTACATCGAGCAGGAGTTTCACCGTCGTAGGAACGGTGTGTGGTTCTACAATAACGGTGTTCCAACATATATTACCGGGCATCATTATATGCTACTCCAGTGGAGCCAGATGGACATCGGTTACGCCAGCTTCCTAGACTTCCAGCGGACAATCTTCCTGCATCTAGAGGCGTGCAAGCAGGACCCTAGGTGCGTGGGACAGATATACACCAAGTGTCGACGCTCAGGTTACACCAACATCTGTGGCTCAGCACTGGCTGACGAGGGTACGCAGGTATCCAATAAGGTGCTAGGCATTATGTCCAAGACAGGTAAGGACGCACAAGAGAACATCTTTATGAAGAAACTACTCCCGATGTTCCGTTCCTACCCATTCTTCTTCAAGCCGATTCAGGATGGTACGACCAACCCACGTGTGGAGCTCGCATTCCGTGAGCCAGCAAAACGAATCACAAAGACCAACAAAGTCAGTGGGCAGACCGAAGCTCTTGATACGGTAATCAATTGGAAGAACTCAGTGGCCAACGCATACGACGGTGAGAAACTACACTATCTATACCTCGATGAGGCCGGAAAGTGGGAGAATCCGCTCGATATCAATGAAGTTTGGCGTGTACACAGGACCTGTCTGCTGGTAGGTAAGAAGATTGTAGGTAAGGCTATGGTCGGCTCAACTGTTAATCCTCTAGATAAGGGCGGAGCCAACTACAAGAAGCTGTACTACGACTCGGACCCCACCAAGCGTAACGAGAACGGGCGCACCAAGAGTGGACTCTACAAGCTGTTCATTCCAGCCTATGAGGCGCTTGAAGGATTCTTCGACGTGTACGGTATGCCCGTGGTTGAGGACCCAGCGGAGCCAACGCTTACGATGGATGGAGACATCATCAGCATCGGAGCTAAGACGTATCTATCGAACGAACGTAAGGCACTGATGCACGACCCGTATGAACTCAATGAGGTTATCCGTCAGTTCCCGTGGAGCGAGGAGGAGGCATTCCGTGACTCCACCAAGTCATCTCACTTCAACGTGGGAAAGATATACGAGCAGTTGCAGCACAACAGAGAGTTATACCCAAGCCCTGTAATCAAAGGCAACTTCGTGTGGAAGGACGGCAAGCCAGACACCGAGGTTCTATGGAACCCAGATGCCAACGGTCGCTGGACGGTTACGTGGCTACCACCAGACGATATTCGAAACAAACGAAAGACGGAGTTTGGCAAGGTGTTCCCGGCGAACGACCACCTAGGTACTGGCGGAGTTGACTCCTATGACCTCGACAATACGATGGACGGACGTGGCTCTAAGGGGGCCTGCCACATCTACAATAAGTTCAATATGAGCTATCCGTCGAATATGTTCGTGGCTGAGTATGCCAATAGACCTCCGCTAGCCAGAATCTTCTATGAGGATGTACTGATGGCCGCAGTGTTCTATGGATATCCACTGCTCATAGAGAACAACAAGTATGGGATAGTACGATACTTCGAATCGAGAGGATACGACGGATACATTATGGATAGACCCGAGCACCTAAGGGCCCCCGGTTCTAGTTCCAACGTCAAGACCAAGGGTATCCCATCTAACTCACAGGACGTGATACAGGCCCACGCACAGGCTATTGAGGCGTACGTACACGAGCACGTGGGTCTTAACGCAGAGAGTGGTGAATACGGACGTATGTATCTAGATAAGACCCTCGAAGACTGGATTGGTTACCGAATCGACGACCGAACTAAGTTTGACTTGACCATCAGTTCAGGTCTTGCACTGCTCGCAGCACAGCGTGTAAAACAGGAGCGTAAGTCGGCAGATATGTCATCAAAAGTATTCCTCAGGCGATTCAAGGACATAACTCGCTAACCTGCAACACATTATTCGGTATATTTGCACATAAACTGGGGATAAACAATAGGTATGGAAAGCAATAACAAGCAAGGGAACTTCCCTGACCCACTAGCTTCTCCCGATGCTAAGGCTGCCAAGTCCTACGGACTGAAGTACGCTAAGGCCATCGAGTCGCAGTGGGGACATACAGACGACCACGGAAGTATCTTCCGTAAGCGTCTCGACGAGTTCGAGCGATACAGAGACTACGCCAACGGAACTCAAGACACAAAGATTTACAAGCAGATTCTAAACTCGCTTGACCCGAACAACGGAGACGGTTCGTTGCTCAACATCGACTGGTCTCCGGTCCCCATCATCCCCAAGTTCGTTAAGATTGTAGTAAATAAGATTCTCTCTAAGAATCCATACCCCAACGTAGAGGCAATCGACCCACTTAGCATCACCGAGAAGGAGCGCAAGAAGGCTGAGCTCAAGTTCAACGTGAACAACAGAGATATGCTACAGCAGGCTCAGCAGGCTGGACTTGACATCGGTACTAACCTAGAGAAAATCCCCGACACCCCGGAAGAAGCTGAGATTTTCCTAGAGTCAAACATCAAGACCAACGCTGAGATTGCCGCGCAGATTGCAGCCAACCTCACACTTGAGTGGAACGAATACAACCACACCGTACACCGCAGATGCGTGAACGATTTGGTTCAGGTAGGTATGGGCGTAACCAAAAACGAGTACGACCCCAACTACGGACTCGTAGCCAAGTACGTTGACCCGGCATACTTCATCCACTCGTACACCGAGGACCCACTGATGAACGACCTGACCTACGCTGGTCACGTTAAGCGCATCACCATTTCGGAGCTTAAGCGTCTGGCTGGTGATGAGTTCACTGAGCAGGAGTACGACCAGATGGCTCGCAACGTACAGAATAAGTACGCCAACGACCCAAACAAGCTGTCTCACTCTTACTACGACAGAAACCTACAGCGAACAATCTTCGGATACGACGAGTACATCGTTGAGGTTATGGACTTCGAGTTCCTATCAGTTGATGACATCTTCTACGAGTCTAAGGAGTCTCGCTTCGGTAACGTAGGATTCTACTACAAGGGTATGGTGTATCAGCCACCCAAGGAGAGCGTGTTCGACCGCAAGCCAGTACGTATGTCATTCGTTACACTTTACGGAGGTAGCTACATTGTAGGTACGAACAAGATGTACGGCTATGGGATGAAGAACAACCAGCCACGCAACATCCACGATATCACCAGAACTCGCCTGTCGTACAGTGCAGTTGCGGTGAATATGCGCCGTATGATTCCTAAGTCTATGGTAAGCGGCATCGTAGGATTCGCTGACCAACTGCAAATTACTCACCTGAAGATTCAGCAGTCAATCGCTAAGGCTAAGCCTGACGGACTCATCATCGACATCGAGGGATTGGAGAACGTACAGCTCGGTTCTGGTGGAGAGCTTCAACCTTTGGAGATTCAAGATATCTACGAGCAGACTGGTATTTTCTACTATCGCTCTAAGAACCCAGAGGGAGGATTTCAGAACCCACCCATCCGTGAGATTGGTAACGCCATCCGCAACATCGAGGCGTATGTGAATACATACAACCATTACCTGCGTATGATTCGTGACGCTACGGGTATCAACGAAGTAGTTGACGCATCCACTCCTAAGGGTGACGCATTGGTTGGTGTGCGCCAGCAGGCCATTGAGGCATCAAATAACGCCACCTACGACATTACTCACGCATCTATGATGCTCTACAAGAAAGTCGTGGAATACGTCGTTAAATGCCTCCAAATCGTGCCTCCTCAGTCTGTTATCTACAGAGTGTACGAGAACGCAATCGGTAAGGCTAATATGGATGTCCTCGCATCATTTAAGGACCTACCTATGTACAACTTCGGTGTGCGTGTAGTACCTGAGATGTCTCAC